GCTTTTGTTTTCAATCTTACTCATATAACAAAGTTATTAATTTTTTTTAATCTGCTAACAAATCTCTTATTAAGTTAGAAATTTGCATCAAAGCCACATTATTTATTAGATTCCATACTAACCCCATATCCCCTCTCGGTGGGTTATCTTGCAATCTTTTTGGCTTTCCATCTTCGCCTCGCACGGCTTCATAGCCTAACGTACAACGGCAATTGATAACATCCCCAGCACTTCCGCTTGGGTCGCAAGGATGTAGCATTTGCTCAAAACCGCCATTCTTAGTTTTAACATTAAATTTTTCATCGTATGCTACTTTTATTCCGTCCATATGATAATGGTCAAACATATCTCGTGGCACTCGTCTTGTTCGGTTATCCCTCGCTGCTATCCACTCTTTCATAGTTACAAGTCCTGTGGATGCCGTGCCTACCATAGAGCCAATGTTCGCTGCTCTGCCTGTTTCCGTTCTTGCTATCATTTCGGCTCTGTAATCCGTTATCCCAGCCGTTCTTAATAGCTTGATTGTTTCTTGCATTGTCAAACCTTCCTCAACCGACTTTATCAAGTATTGTTGAATTTGGTTCTTTGTTGTTTGTGTTATTTCGGCAGCTATATTGTCTAATCCTTTTAATTCAAGATAAGTCAACATCACATAAGTAAACAAGTCCGTTTGCTTACTCTTAAACTCCTCTGGTCCGTGATAACCTTTTACTTGTTTAGAAACGTTTTTCTCCGCAATTTGTGCCATCTTAACGCCCATTGCAATATGAACGTTTTGGATGGTCTTTTTTATTCTTTTGTCGCTTATAGCGTTTAAATCTTGGGTATCGCAATAAGTATCCACTTGCCTTTGTAGTTCTTTCTTGAACTTTGGCGAATAGGTTTTTATTGCGTTTAAGTATAGTTTCCTATAATCTTGCCAAATCATTATGCATCTATTTTTTCAAGTAACTTCCCAGCTGCATTGAATACATCCGTTTGATTCTGTTGACCTGCTCTTTGTCTAATAGCAATAAGTCCAGCTCTGTCAACGTTTACAAAATCACTTGTATAAATGTATTTCCAATGTTCTTTAGTTTCCATATCAGCGTTTGCATCAATGCCTAAAAACCACTTACCATAAGCAGACATTCCGTTTTCCTCAATGTATGCGTTTTCTTCACTTGCGCTTGGTGGATTCCAACTATTTGAACTAATTACTTTGCCTTGACTTACTAATGAAGCAGCTTGTGTAATACCACTACGATTGATGCCTGTTGTTTTCTTTATTTCGCTTATTAACTGATTAGCTAACTGTACGAATTTCTGTACATTATTCATTTGGTAAAGTTAAAGGTTGAAACTCATCTGGACTTTGTAAACTTGATGGAATGTATAATTTTTCCATTTCCGCTTCGTCTATGTAAGGTGGAATCTCTAATCCCATAATGTCCATCTTTTGCTTTGGTGCAATCCACCAAGCCTTATCCAACCATTCAACTTGCTCCGCTTTGTTTGCTTCTAATTCGCTATAAACAGTTGGGTCAAAGTCAACATAAATATCGCTTCCACGATAACCCCAATCAGAGTGTAGTTTTCTATTCAAGTTATCTCTAATACCAACCAACAAAGGAATAGCACAACGAACTGTCAATGCTTTCTCGCCCTCTCTTTGGTTGTTGTAAGTCTTGTTATCAGCATCGTTTAATAATTGAGAAGGTACTCCGTAAATGTTACAAAGTGCTTTCATATCCCACTTCTCACTCTCAATAATATCTAATTCAACAGGACTTAATCCGATTTGTTTCCAATCTACCTTGTAACCACTTACCGCAATTGAATTAAAGTTAGCAGACCCGCCTTTTTCACTCACCGCCTTTTTAAGTGCTTGTGCTTGTTGTGTTCCACTAATAGGGTCGAAGCGTTCATCATTCATAAAAAGAACTCCAGCTGGACCACCATTCTGGAAAGAAGCAACCGCTGCAGTCTTCGCTTCGTTTGAACGAGTCAAGTTTTTCGCAGCAGCCATCAATGGTGATTGACCATATAGTTGATTCCCAGTTGTATTCCATTGTAAGTTTATGTATTTATCTTGTAGTACCTCTTGTTTAGTAAAGTTCCAAAGTGGACCATAGTTCAATTGGTAACCACTAATCGTTGGAGGGAAGTTTTGAATGTCCGCTAATACGTACATATATTGAGAAGGAAGCACGTACAATTCGTAAGGCTTACCTGCATTAATAGATTCCCCTTCAATCATCTTTGCGTAAACAAAAGAGTTACCTGTGATTAATTTAAAAGTACACCAAGCCTCTACGAAATCGCCAAATGTATCTTCTTGGTTAGGGTATTTTAATAACTCGTTTAATCTTGCATCTTTTGTGTATAATTCAAACGCTTTTTTATGTAGCTTTTGAACATCCTTCCAGTTCTCAATCTTATCTGGTTGGCTCATCAAAGCCTTGTATTTTTTTGCTGATGTTTCATCAACTACTTTGTAAACGTGGAATGGAGCAAGTTTTGCTTTATCCGCAATTAATTTTACGATAGAATAAACTATGTCATTTGCAGCATAACCATCATTAACAAAACTAATATTATCGCCACCTTGCCAAGTTATTATTCCTTGTTGTATTGCTACTTGTCCGTTAAAAGGAATTTGTGGTAAAACAGTTGATAGTTTTTGTCTTTTAGTAAAAAAGTCAAGTAATCCCATTATATATGAATTTTAACAAAGTTAGACAATTTATCCTAAAATACCGACACCTCAAATTTAGGCTTGGTTAAATGTGTAAACACGGCATACCTACAAGCATCCATCAAGTCATCATTTGCCTTTACAGGTTCTTCTATTACGTTATCGTTTTTATCCTTTTTCCATTTGTAAGACATAAACTCCCTTCTTAGGTTTTTGCTATTGTAGTGCAAGTTTATTGGATAAGATTTCATTTTTACTATTCCTGCCCATACATCCTTTTGCGCTGGTTTAATGTTAAACCCTTGTCGGTAAAGTTCCTCAATAGATTTAGGCTCGGCAGCATCCGCATATATTGTTGCTCGTTCTGGTAGCTTTTCTTTAATCAATCTTGATAGGTCGCTTAAAGTTAATCCGCTTTGATATACTATTTCCTCAAAGTAGTTTTGTCCTTCATAATGCGTAACCTTAATAAGTGCAGCTGGGTGAACATAACCAAAGTCCAATCCATAGAATACATCGCCATCTGGTGCTTCATCGTATTGTTTCCATTGAGTATAAATAATTTCCTTTGCCGAACCTCGTTCCCCTAATCCGTAAACCTTCCACATAAAGTCATCTGGTAAGTCCTTGTATTGCTCAATGTTTCTTATTTGACTTTCACTTAGATTAGTGATGTTGTTTAGGTAGGTAGAATGGATGCGTTTGTTCATTAAGTTATCAGCTACCTCATAAACCCAAGAAATAAAGTCGGCTGGATTCCAGTCTAAGAATGCTTGTCCAGTTGTACGAATTAAAAGCTGGTCAAACAATGCCTTACTAATAAGGTTTGCCTCGTTTACAAATAAGATATCCCTTGCTGGTCCTTTAGCTTTATCTGGGTCTTCAAGACCGAACAACTCAATGTAAGAACCATTCTTGAACGTATAAATAAAATCGGTATATCGGAAATCCTTTTCATCCCATATACCCCATTGCTCCATTATGCCTTTGAAATCTCTATAAACTCCACGCTTAATATGTGGTAGGGAATGAGATACACACGAAATTCTTGTATTAGGCTTGGTTAAAGCAATGTGAATTAGCAACTGAACAACTGAATAGCTTTTACTTGACCTTGACCCACCTTCATTGCATATTATTGGATAACCTTCCTCGTATGCCTTTTTATTAGCATAAAAGACAGGTGTAGCCTTAATCTTTAATTGGTTGACAATCTGCATCTGGTTCTATTGTGATTTGCACATTACCTTTAATGTCAGCGGTGATGTCGGTTGTTTGTTTTGGTTTACCTTCTAATCTATCGACTACTGCCTCATAGGCTCTTTGGTCGCCTCTTAATGCTTTACTTATCATTTGCATATCCATCAATTCAAGCACAGTAAAATCTTCTTCTTCGCCTGTAATTGGGTTGCGTTTCTTTTGTACTAATTCAAGTAACCTAAGTAAACGAGTCTTTGAGTTTTGAACTCCTTTAGGTCTACCATTTGGGTTGCCAGATTTCCCTTTTTCAAAGTGTACTAAGTTATCTATTCCTGCCATTGTATTTCCATTGTTTTACAAAGATATGCCACAATTAGGGCAAACTTTTCCTTTTTTAGTATTGTCTATTGATTTTGGTTCTTCATTACTTGGAACGAGAAAGTCTACATTAACACCCCATTCGCTTAAATCTTCTAATTGCCAATCATTATTTGCTAACATATCCATATCCCACATTCCATAGTGAGTGTTATCTATTACGAGTAACTTTTGTTTTTCTCTTTCGGTTAAGTTAGGCATTTTAATAACAGGTACATCTTGGATGCCTAATTCTAAACAAGCACGATACCTTTGATTGCCACCTAAGATGATATTGTTTTCATCTATAATTAACGGCTTTGCTTCAAGTAACTTTTGGTCTTCTTGAATAGACTTAAGCAACTTAGCAAAGTCATCACCATCAATTTTTCTTGGGTTATTTGGATTAGGTTTTATTTCGTTAATGTTCATTATCGGTTCTTTGTTGGTGTTCTTATTGAAATAATACTATCTGCTTTCTTTTCTAAGTTTTTATAACCTACCCATTTGCCACACTTAGTACATTCAAATTGGGTTTCTTTTATATTACCGAACCATAAATAGCCTTCGGTAACTGAACCGCATTTACAGGTATATAGTTTCTTGCCGTAAGTGTCTTTCATTATCTGCCTTGTTTACGATATGGTTTAACTGCCTTATCCTTTGGACCAGATGTCTTTTTGTACTTGCCACACTTTCTTTTGCCAAATGACACTTTGTTATTGCTGCTTACTTTCGCCATAATTATTTATTAAATCTGCCATAAAATCAAATCTTTGTTCTTGAGTTTCGCCAAATACATAGTGCGTAGTACCATCAATTTCAAAAACATAGCAAGGATAACCTGCTATTTCTTGCTCTTTGCACGTTTCAAATATGTTTGATTCTAAGGTCATTTATATTTCTCTATTATTTCTTCTAATTCGCTTCTTGTCCATTTCTTTAGCCTATTGTTAACCGCTTCAAACTCTAACTCTTTAACTGCTTTTTCACCTATTCGTTCTACAAGTCCAATTCGGTACATTGCTTGATTGCCGTGTTTAAACATATTGCATCCAGCACATTGCAAATGGATGTTCCATTCGTTAAACCTTAAAGCCGAATAACCTTTAACAGTAAAGTAGTGTCCAGCTTGATTACCATTGTAGCTTCCGCAACTAATACAAGGCAATTCTTCATCTCGTTTTCTTATGTACGCATTAACTACCTTTTGGGTCTTTTCTAACAACTTTGGTAAAGGTATCAATGGCATAAAGCAAAATTAGGTTTACTTTTTCAATCTAACAACACATAATCTATCGTTATGCTTGTAGCGTTTTTTGTTTATTGGGTTCATATAAGTCATAATTGTTTTATAGTCCGTACCTAAAAACCTTATTGCCTTTGCTATTGACCTAAACCATATTTCTTCTTTTGTATCTAAATAAATTAATTTAACCTCAATGTTGTTATCTATTCCTGTCATCTCAATAATCGTTTTAATTCAAAGTATAAATGTGCAGTTAAATAAATCATACAAGCTAAAGGAACACTGATAAGCGTAAACTTTAGCAATTCGTAAATAAATGTTAATTGTTTCATAAGTTTAAAAAACCACCCCAAGTTCCCGTAATTACTATCTTGGTTAAAAATATTTAATTCTTGAGGTGGCTATAATTGGTTTTGTAAAAATAGGTACAAAGTATATCTTTTGCACTCGTTTTTGATAAATATTTCGTTATTTAATTTCTCCAAGTCCTTTGGTGTTTTAGCCGTTACCTTGTAATGAGCTATTATCTTTTTCTTTATCTGGTCAGCTTTCTCTTGGCTTAGATTCTCCTTGTTTA